TTACTTCAAGCAACAGTTTTTATATTTAACCCCGCTACCACATGGGCACTTCTCATTACGCCCTATTTTTCTTCCTTTAACTACAGTCCCAATATTTATTTTTCGCTGAGGATTAGGAGTATTAGCTAAAATTTTATCAAATTCATCTGATTGTTCCCATTCACAGGAAAGTTTCTGACTAAATTTTAATCGCTTAGTTTCTGGATCTATGCATATGGCAAACCACTCTTTAGCCTTTTGGCTATATTTTCTTATCCCAGCGTGGCGTTTCAAATTAGGTTCTGCAATGCTTATTGGATCTGAATTACAATGAACAGTCAGTCCAACAGAGCCAATCTTTAAACCAATGGTCAGATCATGGTTTTTATGGTCACTCAGTGCTAATTTTGCTATATGATCAATTCTGTTATTTAATTGATTTACTGTATCTTCGCTTAGGTGCAATAGCATAAGCCCTAAATCAATAACTCCAGCCTCTTCCTGTTCTTCTATTTGTTTTATTAATCTTCCGAAGGTTGTATCTTTGAATTTGGTTAGAATACCTTCAGGAGTTTTTTCCCCAGGAACTCCACAGCGCCTTACTAACATAGCTAAATCCAAGTCGGCACCAATGTCGTCACCTAGTTGTATCATCGTATACTTATCATCAATCCAAAGGTTTTGTTTTAGATGGTATGAGAGTATGGTCAGTTCGTGTGTAGATAAAATTTTGTCGTTATAATCAGTTCTTCTATTTATATAACTCAAGAAATACAAAGGAGTTTCCAGTATTTCAGTTGCCACATCCAGAAAGAATACATCCATTACGAAAGGTGGTTTAATTACATTTGTTTTGCTGAAGTTTAAAAAATTTCTAGCTTGAAGAGCTAAAGCGGGGTAGTGATCTGAAACAACACAAAATGGATATATTTCACTAAGATTCCGTTCGATATTTAGTTCATTTCCTTTATCATCGAACAATTTATAATTGGGATTCAAAATTAAATTTGCACAAGAATAAGCTTGGTCATATGCTTCTTGAGCAGCTTTTTTGAAATCGGCCTTCAAGCTAAGGTCGTTACCTTTCCTAGAAGCAATAGTTAATTTCTTTGATTTAGCTTGCAGAATTATTGCTCTATTCGCATACACTACTAAAACATCTATTTCACCAACTGTATTCCTTTTTGAATCGAGAATCACTATGTTTAAAAAAACATTCTTATCACCAAAAACACGTATTAATCTTTGAGCAGAAAATGACTCTGTAAAATCACCTCTGTTCTTCATTGCAGTACTTCGGTAGGCTTTATCTTCGTTAAACCAAAAAAAAGGAGTTTCGTATAAGGCCTCAGCTAAGCTGTAATTTTGGAAGAGGAGATAATCAGAATCATTAAGCTTTATTATTGGATAAGCATTCTTAGGGTTGAAATCATCGAGTGAAGAAAAATCATTCATTCCTATAGGTGTAGGTGAAACAAATGATTCTATGACACTGGTTACTACACACAAGTCAATGCTAGATTCTTCTGAAACTTCTTCTGCAGTAAACTTGTACACATTCAGTGCTGTCCAATTGTTTGGATTAGTGATATTCAAGCTAGGGATGAATTCATTTATTTTTCTATTTTGTAATTCTTGTATTGCTTTGATAGTTGATATAGCCTCCTCAGAAGAAAAGCCCTTGTTGTAAGTCAGCCACTCGCTATCTTTGATGTATTTCAGCGATGATAAATCTCTATACTGGAAGTGATGAGCGGATTCTCCCCCATAAAAAATAGCTTCTCTTAGAACAGCGCCCTTTTTAAAAGGGTTGAAGTCTGGGTTTGACATTTGCTCACATTCGAATATTTCTCTCATATCAGGAATCATGGATTGATGTATTTCTTCTAAAAGTGCCTCCGTTTTATCTATATATGCTTGAATAATTTCCGGTGATTGAATTTCTGTATTAAGGTCACCTTTGCACGCTAAACCAATAAGAGTGGAAATTTCCGTTCTAACTAGACGATCCATTCCAAATTGTTCTAGTACATCCTCCGTAGTAATTACATCATCATAGCTTATCGTGTTTCCCCTGAAACAAAAGAATGCAATCGCGTGTAAATAACCAGGACAACTGCATAGAGTTGATAATTCAGAAAAAATAGCTGATTCTGTTCTTTTATTTTTATCCATATTTATCGATCCCATTTTGAGTCAAAAATGTGTTCCGCTAGAGTGCTTTTTGTGCTTGTTGGAGAAGTAGTTTCAGTTGATGCATTGTAATGAAGAAGCGCTAGCTACTGCTTGGTAGCAAGGCAAAAAGGTAGTCAGCATCCCGTTGTTCAAGCCTATCCTCATCATCACAATCAATGTTTGTGATACACTAATTATGCCGAAGTGTTTGGCCAAGTTTGACAAGACGATTTGAGCTGTTTTGTCAAACTCATGGTCTATCTTCTCACCGTAATGTATGCAACGTCTGCTTTTGGCGCAAAGCAGACTGTCAGATTACACAAAATAATAGGCTTTTGTTTAGACCTGTTTCTGATTTTGTGTAATCACTCATCATAAATAGATAACTTCATATTATTTTTCATAGTGTTAAAAATTATAGCTAATTTAACCCAACACATTTTATGTAAAACACTATGAAAAAATTTCTCGAACTACGTCAACAAAAATCCGATTTAACCCAGCAAATGCGTTCACTGCTCACCAACGCTGAAAACGAAAAGCGTTCACTCACCAGCGATGAAGCCAAACAGTTCGACGAACTGCGCAGCCAGTCCGACACCCTGAATACGGAAATTGCCCGTTATGAGTCTTTAGCTGATGAAGAACGCAGTCAGGCAAGAACTCAACCGACCAGTAAAAAACTCAGCAATGATGAACTGCGCCACTATGTTCTGACTGGCGAAACCCGCTCCCTATCCACGGGCGTTCCGTCCGATGGCGGTTATACCGTTATCCCCGAACTGAATAAACAAATCATGCAGCAACTGACTGATGAGTCAGTCATGCGCCGGATCTGTTCAGTGAAAACCACACGCAGCAACGAATACAAACAGTTGGTTTCTGTCGGTGGTGCAGCCGTAGCCCACGGAGAGGAAGGCAAGGCACGCACTGAGACTGCCACACCTAAAGTGGAAGAAGTCAGTATTAAGCTGTTCCCCATCTACTCTTACCCTAAAACCACACAGGAAATTATCGATTTTAGCGATGTGGATATTTTGGGTTGGTTGACTGCTGAGATTGCTGACACCTTTGTCGATACCGAAGAAATGGATCTCGTGAGCGGTGACGGTAGCAAAAAAGCGAAAGGCTTCCTGTCTTATCCCCGTGATACTCAAGCCGATAAGATTCGTGCGTTTGGCACATTGCAGAAGTTGGAAGTTACCGCACTTTCCGCCGATAGCCTGATTGACCTGAAATTCTTGCTCAAGAACAAATACCGCAAGAACGCCGTGTGGGTGATTTCAATCTTCGTGCCCAGCGCGGCGGCATTCGCCAGTCGGTCTGCCCCCAGTCGGGTTAACAGGGCAAAATATTTACTCATGTTCCAATCCTTATCGTATCAATAATGTGAACCCCAGCCCCGACGACATCCGCGCCTGTCACCGTCAGGCATTCTGCCAGATAGGGGTAGACGGTCAGGACATCACCGTCATAACAGCTCGCCGCACAATAGGCCGTGCCCCCGGTTTACAGCTGAATGGACAGGCCCACCAAATGGCGGGAAGCCGGTTTGGCATCAAAAATCAGCCGTTCCAACTCGTGATAGGTGGCTTCAATAATACCGGTGTCCATCACGCCGATGTCCAGCCGGAAGGTGCCGGGCGCATTCCCGTTCTGCCACCATTCAATAATGCGAATCAGGTAGCTGAACGGTTCGACCACCCGGCGAATGGCGCCAATCGTGCCTTTATGCTGATGGACAAACATGGTGGCCTTAATCGACTCGCGTTTGACGTGTTCCGGCCAGTCCATATCCCAACGGTCCACCGACCAGGCCCACGCCAGATAGGGCAGCCACTGCACCGGACAGCGTTCCGGTCGCCACAGGTCACGGATGGGCACCGGCATATCGGCCAGCGTGGACAGGGCTTCTGCGGCCGCCACTTCCAGCGGGGAAGACCCGACCGGCAATAAACGGTTATTCATCGGAACCCCCGAGCGCCACATGGGCACGGGTGCAGTAACTGGCCTGGGTTTTATCCAGCACCATATCGTTCAGGTTTTTTTTCAACTCAACCCGCTGGACACCGGGCACATGCAGCGCGGCAAAAATGGCACTGCGCACGATATCGCGGCCAATCCGGTGCTGTTCGGCGGTATAGTACGCCAGCCGGGCTTTGGCCGCCTGCAATATCGGCTCATACTCCGGCGTCGGGTAGAGATACAGCACCGCCTCAATCTCATAATCAACAATTTTTGCTGATTGCACCGTTAACCGGTCGGCCACTGGGCGCACGTCCTCATCATTCAGGGCCCGGCTGACGATATCGACCAACTCACGACTGGCGGTGCCGTTGCCATCACGGGCCAGAATACTGACTGTCACACAAGCGGGGGACTGGCTGATGACGGAGGCATCCGCCACCCGGCCATCCGCACTGTGGGCGTGGTATTCATAGGACGCCACCGGCCCGGCCACGCTTAACCCCTCAAAGGCCTGCGGGATACGCACCCGAAAATCGGCGTCGGCTTCCAGCACCGCCGGAATGGGCGGCACGGCATTGTTATCGGCCGGTTGCAACACCAGCCGCGACACATTGTTATTGGCCCCCAGCTGATCTAAATCGCTGCCGCGGGCATAGGCCACCATCGCCGCCCGTGATGCTTCATTGATACGCTGACGTAACAACAGCTCACGATAGGCATTTTCCTGCAACAGTTTGGTCAGCGGTTCGGATTCCAGCATTAACGTGCGGGCAATGGCTTCACGTTGTTCTGCGGGATACAGCCCAATCAGGGCGGCCTTGCGTTCAGCAAACAACGTTTCAAAATCCAGCGCCTCGACCACCTCCGGCGGCGGTAACAGGCTTAAATCAATCGTTGGCATCAGTTCACCTCACCGGAATGGATAACATTAAGGGGGTATTGTTCTGCACCATCACCCCGCTAATCTCGACCGCCAGTTCCCCCCAGTCAGAACGCAGATAATTGATGGTGTCTAACCGGATGCGCGGCTCCCAGTGCAACAAGGCCATATAACAGGCACTCATGATCTTGAGACGCAATGCCGGGTTCTGGGGCTGGTCAATCGGGTCTGGCAGTAACGAACCGTATTCACGGCGCATGACTCTCGACCCCAGCGGCGTCATTAAGATATCGGTGATGCTCTGGCGGATATGATCACTGTCTGACAGCGCACAGCCCGTCTGGCTGCTCATGCCGGTAAATGTCATTACACCGGCCCGCCTGAGGTACTGTCACCTGACCACACGCCACTGTGTCGGTGTGAATCAATCACAATACCGTTAGAACTGAATGGCCCGCCGGTATGGGTGATCGTGCCGTGCATCGTGCCCCCTTGTTTAACCTGTAGACTGCCGGTGATCAGATGATTCGTGCACACCACAACTGGCGTATTCAGGGTGATCTGGGCGCTGGCCGTACAGGTGATTTCAGGGGCGGTCACCTGTACCGAGGCCGAGGCGGTGACCGTCGCGGTTTTGATGCCCGTCACCCGTTAACGCACTGGTTTGCGGTTCGTATTCCATCACCGTCCCGTCAGGAAAGGTAAGGTGTACAGCCTCAGCCGACGCGGACGGCGTAGCATGGACGACAGAGTACAGGGCACCGACGACAAACGCGGTGGTCAGTTCCCCTCCGGCGGCCAGTACCACGACCTGTTCACCGACACTGGGTACCCACCATGTCCGGGCTGTGCCAGCTCGCTGGGCGGTCCAGCGCAACCAGTCCGTTTGCAGGCCGCTGATTTGTACCCGGCAACGCTGGGTACTCAGGTCAACACCGGTCACGATGCCGACCCGCACGATATTCATCAATAATCGGTAGAATTCTGCCTGTGTCATACTGTCCCTGCCAAATCGTGATAGATCATTTCAATCAGTTTTACTTTTTCCGCCTCGCTGATCCCCAGCAATTCACGTCGGGGATAACGGGCCTGCGCCAGCGCATTAATGCTGCCGGTCAGTCCATACTGGTGCTGTCGGGCAATGGCAGCCGCCTTCCCCTGAAAACCCACCACCGCAGTATCCGACGTGGTTCGCAGCCGCAGAAAACGGGCCGTTCTCAGGCGCGGGATCAGGGGATCACGCCGGGTGCTGGTTTGGCGGGTTTCACTGCGGTCAATAGCAATATAACGATCAATCTCACTGCGATAAAATGACCTGACCGCGCCGCGCGCTTCATCAAAGCCGGTGATCATGCGTCCCCGGCGCCCCCGGGTCGCCCGCCAGTTTTTTTAAGGCCCGGCTCTGACCCCGATAGAGAAACCGTATTCCCTTCCGGGATCGCAATACCCGACGCTGACGCGGGGCATACGCAGTACCGTCGGCATTTTTCTGACTGCGGATACGCTTTTGCTGGTCATGACGGATAGCCGTGGCCAGCTGACGCACCAGTTTACTGCGATAACCGGGTGAGGTTGTCGATAAAAGGCGTTGCAGCTCCTGCTCCAGTGAAAGCAAGAGATTGTTCTGGCTCATGCGCCCCCCGTTGTCATATTCAGTACATCCCATGCCGCCAATGACGGTGAATGCGAGACCGGCTCATCAAGGTGAACGGGGATCAGTCTCCCGTCTTCCCGGCTGACCATCACCCGCTCAGACACCGGCACCGTAAACAGAATGTCGGCCGTGTCGTTATTGAGTAAATCGACTTCAAACCGAAAACCGTCTTTGCGGCGTTCCGGGTTAAACAACAAATCAGGCTGATGCCGCCGCGCACAGGCCAGAATAGGGATACTGAGATTATCCAGCGGGTGCGGGTAATCCAGCGCCAACACTTCCAGTTGATACTGGTAGAGAAACGAGGCGGAATTTGTCCCGGTAGCCATCAGGTTGCCTTTGGTGACAAACACTTCCAGCCGATCCGGATTCTGGTTAAAAAACGGCTCGTGCCTGACAATCATTTCACGCAGTAAATTGGGCTTTAGCATGGTTCACCTGCACTGGGTCTGAATGTATTCCTGCAACCCCTGCATCATGTGTGCGGCGGTGGCAATACGCTCTCGGAGTAACCAATAATCCCGGACAGCGGTGTCTGTAGGTCGGGCATCGGTTGCATTAACCACGCCGGGGGCGGCAGGGGTTTCAGGCACGGGGCACTCGGCTTTGATGTACACCCGCTCAGGGTGAGCCACAGAAGCAGCGTGCAACCGGTCAATTTCAGCGTTGGCATGTATCAGTTCCTGTAACCGTTGAGCATCCTGTTCATGCAGCGCTTTAAGGCTTTCCTGCTGTCTGATATGGATAGCCATTTGCGCTGACAGCGATTGATTGAGTGACTGGTTTTCATTTCGCAACGCAGTATTCTTGTCAATCAGGGTATTGCCCATGAACCCAATCAACGCAATACCCACGAGCGAGAACAACTGCCATTTCCAGCTCATAGCAACGCAAACGCTTTTTCAAACGTTGCCTCGGAATAGGGTTGCTGGCCGTTCTCATGCCGGATGATAGATTTAGCCAACGCCGTCAGTGTCACTTTATCCAGGCTAATCACCTGATGCGGATCAATCCCTACTGCGTTGGCAACGCCCCGGATATACGCGGAGGTGTTGTTTTCATTGCGGGGTGCCCAGCGATCTATCATTTTGGCGATACTCTGATAACCGTTTTTGTGGTAGTTACACAGCAACTTCATCAGCGCCCGGATGCCATATTCGGCAGACTCAAACCGGCAGAACCGCGGTTCAATCTTCGGGTCATGGGGCAATAACCCCTGCCACTGATTCGCCGCGTGATAATCGATATTGCCGGGGTTATGATTACGAATGCCTCTACTCATGCGGCTTGCCTCCCAACCGTTTATTGATGGTACGCTCGGCAAATTCCCGCAGTTTTTCCACCCCGATAAAACCAATCGCGCCCCCCAGTGTCGGTGAGACCGTGCCGGGAATACCGAATAGCTCCAGTGCGCTGGAAATTCCCCAGGACAGGGCACCACACAACAGCGGTTCAACCCAGCGATTGCGACGCTCTACCCCGTCATAAATCAGGCGGCCATAACAGATCAGGACGGCCAGTCCCGAGCCGGATATCTGCGGCCAAGAATTCTTCAGGCCATTGACCATCTCGACCCATAAATCAGGTTGGTCTTTCATTGTCAGTTTCAGTCCCATAATTGAATAATGTCCTGATTGGGCGGTGGGGTGATATCCGGCAGCTCCACACACTGACCGGCCGTCAGCCGCGTTGTCAGGCAAAGTTCAGGGTTGGCCTCCAGTACCTGCTCAACCACGCCCTGTGTGCGGCCATAATGACGCCAGCACAGCAGGTCCACCGTATCCCCCTGAAACGCCCTGATCCGCATCAGACCAATTCCGCTATCATACGGGATTTCCCCAACATATCCCGGATCGCGTTCTGACCGTCCCGCCGCAAACCATCAATTTGTGTGCTTAAGGCTTCCGCGTGCTTTTTCCCGTCACGGGTAGTGTCGATGTCACGGTAGTTTTCAATCAGCATGGCCTTGGTGAAGCTGTACACCGCATGGCGATAGCGGAAAACATGGGCCGTAGTGTCATTGATAACCGGTGACGGCACGGTTTCCAGTGACCGGAAACCGTGGCTTTCCTGTGTCGCCAGCCAGACGGCCAGTTGCTGATTCACTGACAACACCGCTTCGGTGGTCATGTGCATCAACCGCTCCGTCGTCACCGCCCCACTCAGGCGCATGGAACAACGTAAATCCGCCAGTGTGATCACCGGCCAGAATGGCCCGGCTGTTACTTTTGCCCCGCCATCGTTGAACGCCGGCGGGTTATCCATCGGTCGGGGCTGTTTGGTTGCGACTAAACTCATCAGTTCCACCTGTGTCTGAAATAAGTGGCGGTGAACGGTAAAACGGATCCGGCTTGAAAGCCGTTCGGTTCACCGTGCCGCCAAGCACGCGGGGTGCATTCGGTTAGCGGGAAGCGGTTTTCTTCGCCGCTGTTGTCTGGGTTTTCGGTGTTTTATTCACTGTTGTACCGGATTTTGCCGGAGAGTCTTCGGCCTTTTTCAATTCCCGTGTCAGGGTTTCAATGTCTTTCTTGACCCCGATATTGGAGAACAGCAACAGCGCCTGCTGCATCAGGGATAATGCCCGTTCTTTATCCGCCTGCTGCGGGCTTTTGCGCAAGGTATAGGCCAGCGTTTTAAACAGCTTGGCTCTGACCTGATTCGGCATATCCAGCGGCTCCACCAGGGTAAAGAGCCCTTCCAGAACCGCCCGTGATATGGGTTCAACCTCTGCATTGCCCACCGCAAAAATGGTCAGCGCTTTATCGCAAATCTCATCCACCAATAACGGCCCGACCGTGCGGTGATAGTGATCCGGTAACGGCAGATTGTGACGAATCACATAGTCAGCCAGTGTCAAGGCGCGCTCATAATTGCCGATATCGATTTGCCAAATCATGATATGGGTCAGCACCTCGTCAGTCTGCCCGGTATCGGCACTGAGTACCCCGTCAGTCCAGCTGTCATAGGCCGCGATGATGTCGCGTTTATAGTCAATCTTTCGCTCGGTTCCTTGCAGGCCGGATAACCGCGTCTGGTCGATACGCAGACGGTGTAATATCTGCTCGTAAGCCGTCAACACAGCCGATGACATCACTTCATCGCCGCGACGTGTCGCCATCGTGCGTTGCCAGTGCTCTTGTGCCACTTCAAATGGATCGGTATCAGGGTGTTGGGCGTCCATAAGGTGCCGCTGATATCCCGCCAGCTGTCAACCCAAACCTTGAGCACCTTAGAGCGTCCGTAACGGCGGTTCATTTCCCAGTCAATCGCCTCTTGCTGACGCCCCCGGGTATGCAGGGTACTTTCGATAATGGTGACATAATTGCGGTAGCGCATTTTAGCGGCTTCCGGATCTCTGGCTTCCGCAATTTTGACTGCCTGATAACCCTGCCCGGCGGATAACTCACTTAAGCCACTGACATTCATTGACAGGCCAGTATATTCTGAGAAGCGCTCATTCATGGCGGACTGGTAATCTGCCTGTTCAATGTTTTTCCCCTGTGCCACCCCACTGGCGGCTACCTTGTCACTGACGCGGGTCAAAAATAAATTGCCGTCCGGGGTGTCGTAATACAGCAGAGCCGACCAGCGGGTAATACGGTCAATCACTTCCTGTGAAGATTCACCCCAGTTCAGGGTAAACTGCGGTACGGACTTCATATCGGTCACATCGGAAGTCACCTCAATGCCGTACCACTGCGCCAGTTTCCGGGCAATCTGCAACGGTGTGGCCCGGCTAATCACGTTTTGCGGCCATTTCGCTGAACAATCAACCAAATCCTGACATTTACCGCGGCCGGTGACCCGTATCTGGTGAGTACTTTTGTTAATGGATGAATGCCAGATATCGATATATCCCGTCATCACCGGATCGTTTCCCAGCAGCACCTGACAGGGCTGGCCCGCTTCCACCTGTTGTTTCTCATCGCTACCGGGGTAATAGTCCATCAGCATCAGTTCAAAATCGGACGGCAACCGTTCAATGCCACGTGTTACACGCACACTGTCCCAGCCGTAAATGGCCTTACCGCCAATCACTAATGACAATTCATCGTTTTTTTTCATTGTCTCAGCGCCTTAAATCGGAGCGGCATAAACGCCGGATGACGGGGGTTATTCGCCTGTATCAGTTCATCACTGCGTCCGGCATCCTGATAAATCCGGTTGGCGACGGTCAGGGCCGGTAACACAGCGGGCAGACTGAACTGGGCTAACCGTCCGGCCTCAGCCCCTTTCAGTACTGCACTGGTTATAAATTCATCCCGCAACGCCATCAGGGACTGATAAATCTCATCCATGCTTAAATCCCCCGCCATCACTAATGCCGTATCCAGTGCATGACACACCCTTTTCTGTAAATCATGGGCTTCCTGATTGTTGGCCGGGGTAAACTCACTGGCAGCCTGTGCCATTGCACCCGCCGACAATACCACCAGCAACAATACGGTCATTTCAGTCACCTTCCGGTCAACTGTGCCTTGCTGATAACGGGTATTCTGAAAATCAGCAAGATGTTCAAAGATAGCCACTTTCTCATCAGTACTGCCGGCGGCCTGACTAATCGCCATCACCACACTGGCGGCAGCCTCGCTGAAGACTTCCACGGTCGGGGCAAGGTTCAGGGCATCAAGGCTACGGGTAATGGCCTGACGGCTCATCACCACCTCGGCGGTGGTTTTCTTCACTATCTCAGCATCATTGCGGCTTCTGTCATCCCGTGACCGGAGTCCCGTGGCCCCTGATACGGTGCCGCCAATTTTCCCGCGCTGATAACGGCCATAACGCTCACTGCCGAAAGTGGTCTTTAACATATCACTGAGGTTGGTCACTTCATCCACCGAACGGGTCACCATACCCACCCATTGACTGGCGGTTTGTTTGATGATCCGCATCCCCTGTACTACAGAGCGGATTTCCCCCCTCACCATTGAGACATAACTTGCCAGTGCAGTGGTGTAGGTTTGCAGCCAGTTTTTCTTCACTTCAGCGGCGGATTGGGTGCTGTTGGTGACCGCAAAGACTTTCAGTCCGGATTCAATCACCGTTAACGTGAACTCAAACACCCGGCCTAAATCCTCAATCCAGGCAGTATCACGGTAAGGATACTCATGAACAGCCTGACGGCGGCCGAAGACACTTTCCCCGGATATCACGGCAAACGGCACCCCGCGAAAGGAAGCCGGGTGCAGATGCTCAGCCCATTGCCATGACGAATCACTGCCGCCCAATAATGAGGACAGGGCATCTTTAATGAATGCCATACGCACTCCTCTTACATTTGGACATAAAAAAACCGCAATTAAGCGGCTGTAGATATGAAAAACCCGCCGAAGCGGGTTAA